CACGGACTCGAAAGTCAGTGCCCTCAAAATCATCGATGGGATTATAACTTCCCTAGCCCGGGGAGGCCCGGGAAGAGAGGGAGTCCTGGTATTAAAGGATCTGTCTGTTCTTTCTACTCTACAAGAGAGTGTGAAAGACAAACTAATCACCCGGACGCCCAAAGGCAAGATCACACTTGTGGGGGAATCGGCATACATGGCTTTGTACTTTGCGCGAGCAATGTACGAGGCTTTGGCAGACGAACTCCCACAGTTCTTTAGCTGTGATCTTGAGAGTCAATTAAGCTTTTACTTTAAAGCTGCGAGCTGGGGTGAGGACAAATTTGTTAAATACGCTAAGTATGTTACAGTTTTCCCGCTAGCTCGGTTCCTTCACAACGAACCTCCAACGAAACCTGATGGATTTGTCGGGTTTCCACTATTGTTCACCGGATCTGTCAAACGAATGCTTAAAAATCGTTTAGTCTCTTGGTCTTTGAAGAATTTGAAACTTTGGAATACCGTCTTACAAGGGGTCAAAAGAGGATGTGCCGTAGTACCTGATTCATATATACTTTCTAGCTTAGAAGGACATCAGAAAACTTTGTCCAGAGAGGACACAATGTCAGAGAAATTCGAAGATGAATTCCTTGATTATTGTATCCGCTTCTTCCCTAACGTTGAAGAACGTTATGGAGATTTATCTAAGAAGGATCGTAAAATATATTTCAAGCATACTGGCATACCCTTTGTTGTTCCCAAGCCAGAGTTATTTGAGGCATCCCCTTCCGCTTCTCTCGAGGCAGTGCGCTCCGAGGGAGGAGGTCGGGAATTTCTCAGACGACAATGGGAGACCGCCATGGATGAGTTTGAAGCTCCACATGGCGTTCTCTACGACGATATCCATAGGTTTGAAGGGATCCCGTTTTTAGAGGGTCCCACCATCTCCGATATGTACGGAAGCCCGGCCCATGAGGGTCCGGTAACCGGTCAGGATTGGAGTGGTTCTCTTCACTATGGTCCTATGACAGATGAACTTCATTCTATGGTCCAAACTTCTCCTTCAGATGTTCACGAATTTCGTGGTAACATTGCACCCTCAATTGAGGAAGCAGTGAAACGCGTGGTTCCAAAGATACGTCGCCAAGTAGATGATAATGGCTCATGGGGTACCTCAACCGTATCCGCTGTACTCGAACCTCTAAAAGTCCGTCTTATTACAAAGGGTCCATCCATTACACAATGGGTGGGCCGATTCTTTCAGAAGGGCCTTTGGAGACACCTACAAAATTATCCACAATTTAGCCTAACAGGTAGACCAATGCTTGTTGACGATCTTGAGGGTATTTTAGTTCGGGAACAGAGGATGCAGTCGGAGCTCCAGGAGTACTTAGATTCTACCGAGCAACTCTGGGATATGGAGAAGCCTTTTTGGGTTTCCGGTGATTATGCCGCTGCAACAGATGGACTCAATATTAAAGGCACTAAGGCCGTGTACGAGACTCTTCTTCAAATTTGTGAGTCTGATGGATACTCTGATGATCTCTGTGATCTTCTTCGATCGGTAATCTACGAGCAAACTATCAATTACCCTCCTGCTTTCGCAAAACTTCTCCCTTCGGAAGATATTTTACAACGCAACGGACAGTTAATGGGGTCAATAACCTCATTTCCTATCCTTTGTATTATAAATTATATTTCCTATTGGATGGCTTGTGAGCGTAGATGGTGTTGTAAGTTCACTCCGATGAACCTTGCCGTCCTTGTAAATGGGGACGACATCTTGTTTAGGGCAGATAAATGGCTCTATTCAATCTGGTTGGAGATCCTTGCTGAGGTTGGGTTTGTTCTTTCATTGGGCAAGAACTACGTACACGACTCCGTTATCGTCATCAATTCGACTATGTTCTATTATTCTGAGACCGAGAAGCCGATCATGCGTCATTTAAATCATCATACCTTTCGTATGATTGAATTTTTTAACGTTGGATTGCTTACAGGCCAGTCTAAGATTACAGGTCGAGAATCTGTGAAAGTGATGCCTTTGGATGATATATGGAATACGATTCTTCATGGTTCTTCGAACCCTTTTAGGGCTCTTCGAAGATTCATTCATTACAACACCTCGATGATCAGTCAGATTACCGATAACGGTAATTATAACTTGTTCATTCCTCGGTGGCGTGGTGGTCTGGGCTTCGTGGCTCCAGATGATTATAGTTTCCGTATAACTTCCTTTCAGCGTCGCTTCGCAAATCTCGTGAAGCGTAGACGACAACTTTGTATAGATAACGGCGAGCTCCCCAAGGGTTTGGCTCTAGGGATTGTTCGTTATGCTGAGTCCAAGGTTGATGTGTTTCGAAAACATCATCATATGTTGGTGGAGGTTCCTAATTATGGTCCTTTTCCTGAATATATTACAGATATTGTTGATACCAAAATTGATATACCTATCTTACTTACCAGTATTGATCCTGATCCGATCATGAAAGTCCGCCTTCCGCGGAACCTTCAAGAGTTGAGAACCGGAGTCTGTCCTCGGATGGGCAACGTTGATCTCCTAGAGTCGGAGCCACGTTTGGGAGAATTTCTCCTTGATAAGATTAATCCTGATAGGTGGGATTTGGTCCTAGGTGGTGAAGTGTCTAGACACTTTCGCCACTGAGGTTCTTGAGTAGGTATCGAGCCCTGGGCATGGCTTTAAACTGTTCATGGGGTTCCCCATTTCAACACCTAAAACGGTGTGCGGTCCATCTTTGATCGTACTTAATAGTTCCGTACTAAGATTCCTTTGGTGACGACCATGATTGGCATCACTGGAGTCGGAAAGTCTTCGCCTTACAGCGTTGACGTGTCGACAGACTACACGGGTGTGCATGTAAAAGTGCTATGGGGGATGTATAGTCGCTGGTTAGAACTCCAGGGATCCCATATAAAAGTTCGTAATATATTCATGAATTCTAATAAAAGCTCTAAAGGAAAGGGCAAACAACAACAAATAGCGGTTAAGCCTAAGGCTAATACCGGGAATAGAGGTAACTCTCTCCAACAACCTTCATTAAATAGTCTTTCACCTAAGGAATCGTCCTTTGTGCAGCAGATTATGTGTCCTGAGTTATGTAAAGGAGGATCTCCTATGCTTTCGCCCGCCTTGGTGGCGGCGAGGGCACAAGCGACCCATTACAAGCTCGAGCATGTAATCGCTAACATAGCGGATGATACCACCGTGTGTGTTAAGCCAACATTGAATCCGGTTTCAATAACAACTCAGAACTCTCAGACCATCGGGGTATTATACTTCGAGGGCTTGATTGACTCTGAGGGATTCTTTGTAGGTGAGGCATTCGCGGGTGATGAGGATACTTCATTGTCTGAATTTCAATTAGTTGCGTTGCTCCATACTGCCCAGATCAAGGGTCGTACGGGGTTGAATGTACAGTTAGACGGGGGTGCCGCGTTCAACATGGACACCATTGGATGGCCTCCAGGAACCTATCGGTTCTTTGGGTACGATCCTGTGGCTTTGGCCTGGGTTGACTACGGTACTTTCGATGGGGATTCTGCGGGTTCGGGGAACAATCAAGTTGCCTTCACCATGAACGCTAATGGCGCTGTCGCCCTTAGTATTCAAGGTGATGGTGGCTCTTTTGTCCCTGGACTTGTGGATCTCCCTACTCTGATTGTTAACGCAAATAACTCTATGCATACTGTTGTATCTTCCGCAACTCATTCACCTGTTTCGATCGTTCTCCCTGAGGGGACCGAGAGATTCAGGATTACCTCGTTGGCGGTGAAAGGCACTTTCTTTGGTTCCACGTTAAATGATCAAGGTGAAATTGCGATTGCTCGCACTTACCCTGGGTGGACACCGTTCGATTCGGATAGTCCCGCTTGGGATACCATAGCTTCATTACCCTTTCAATCATATGATGGGCGTCTGGAACTAGGGGCTCACGGGTGGTGGCTTCCGACTGACGTGAGGGAACTGGATTTTAGAAATGTAAACGCGGAGTTGACTAGTCTTGATCTGACTCGTCTGTGGATGGCAGTTCGTGGGGCGGACCCCACTGCTACCCTCCGGATAGAACTGGACATCGTCCTTGAGTTCTATTCGCCTTCGTATTTCTTCTCTAAAGATCCTGTCCCTTACTTCTCTGATCGGGCCGGTCGTATTATGCACCTTCTCGGTAACGAGACGTGTGTAGGTGATAATCCGGGGCATTTGGCTCGGATAGCCGGAATCGGAAAGAAAGTTGCTCAAGGAATGAAGACTGTTGGAGAAGTGGCTTCCATTTTCGCTTGAATCCCAGAGGTCTGGG